TCCTAAATACTTAGCTATATAGTCTAGTTTATTTGAGTTAAAATTAAAGTACTTTCTAGCCCATTTAAGAGTATCTATAGTCTTAGGTGAGGGCATTACATCAAGTCCATGTATTATAGCTCTTGTACGCAACCATTTGAGATCAAATCTATCCCCATTATGAGCCACAATCTCATCTGCTTGAGCCATAACTTTGAGAAATGCTTTAATCATTGCCTTATCAGATTGCTTTTTATCCCATGTTAGGAACTGTACATCCTGCTCTGACTCCCATTTATAGCAGATGCAGATAATAGCTCTCTCATGGATGATATCACCTGGATTGATTGTGAGGTTATATCCTGATCTCCAAAATATACCAACATTGAATGATGTCTCAATGTCAAAAAATAGTCTTTTTCTTACCATAGATGGTGCAAACTTAGAACATATATCTCTGTCTAGCAAATTTAAAGAGATATGATAATAGTAGACCTATGCCTACTCCTACAAATAACAGGTTGAGATTGCCTCTAGTTCTAGGTCTTGTGGCTTTAGCTTGTGCTTTCTCTACAATACGATCTTTGTAGATAGTTTTGACCTTTAGTTTATAAGCTAGTCTCTCTTGGAATCTTGTTCTAGGAACATAAGTTGTTCTATACTTTATGATAGTATCCTTAGTACTTATAAATTTTTCCCATACTATACTATCATGAATGATAACAGGGATAGAATCTAAAGTTGTAATTCTGATAGTATCACCTGTTTGCTCACAGGTATATCCTTTCTTAATAGCTTTATTAAGATGGTATTGTGCAGAGCAGCTGCTGAGTAGTAGTATTATAGCTAAGTATCTCATCATTCTTTTATTTCAAAGTGCATCCAATCATAGTTTTTTTCTCTACCCAAAGATATAAACCCATGCTTATAGAAAATATCTATCATTGCCTTATACTCAGGTCTTGCAAATCTTGCAGTTTTCGATGATTCTTTGAGTAGATTTCTAGCAGGATCTAAGTCTATTGCTATCCCCCATGAGTGCATAGATAGTGCTGTACCTCCCCTCATCTTTCTATAGTTAAAGCATCCACCGAATAAATCAATCCCTAACTCTTTAATCTTATCATAGCCATAGGTAGCTAGTAACTCATTGAATACAGCTGTAAAATTATCAGCTACTAATTTATGACACATCATAGAATTTACCGAGCTGTCTAAGTCCCAAGCTATTCTCATTGGATAAGGTAGCTTAATCTTCACTAAGTAACCTAAACCTGTTACATTAGCTGTACCATATTTAGATGTTAATTCCCATCTAGTCATTTCAATTTGTTTAGGTCCTCCTTAATATCCTTAGCTCTAGCAAATAATAGTTTCATTGATTGCCATAAATCTATCCCTTTGACTACTTTATAATTCTCATTAATTGACATCACCTCTATACTAGCTAGCACTAGTGAAACTACTTTAGTAAGCATAAATGGTACACTAAAAAAAGTTAGTATGATATCATTGAGTATGAATTTGTCTATTAAAAAGAACATTATCACAGTAAGCTCATAAAGTCCTAATTTACTAATGATAGATGAGAGCTTTCTGCTAGTTATTTTATCCCCTAACTTCTTAGCTTTCCATATACCTGTGATAGTATCAATGCATATTAATACTCCAATCATTAGCAGTATCCCACTTATTGGTAAAAAGAATGCAAAACATATAGATATAAGTGTCAAAAGTTGTGATTGTATTGATATTAGTAATAGTGATAGTTGTGCTTTCATTCTTCTCCCTCCATTTGTAATGCTAGAATAAAACTAAGGTAGCCTATTATGCTAGCTCCTGCTAACTTAAGATATAGAGCAGGCTCAAATACTAATGCTATTCCTGTTAAGTATCCGGTGCTGAATACTATAATTGATAAGACTCCTGAGTGCTTCATAGTATTAGTATTGAATTGTTATAGCCATTGCTATTATTACCACATAAGCCTGTGCATTCTAGTAAGCCATTAGAGTAACAGCTACAGCCATCAATCATAGGTCTAAGGTCAGTATCTCGGTTAGTAGTACCGGTGAATACAGGATACAAAGCTCTGTTTTTAAGCAGATATCTTATCAATCTCTGCTCAAAGAATGCAGCCTTTTGTGCATAGTGTTCCATACTGAATGCTATAGTACCTCTATCTACAGATGCTGAGTTATCTCCAAACTGAGTTTGTAGACCTTTATTCTTTAGCTGTAGGGATAGACCAAATACAGCATCTTCTGCAGCTCTCCATGCTATAATAGGCTGTATAAATGTGACTAAAGTTTCTTCATCAGGATCTAATGTCTGAGCATTGTACTTAGTTAGCAAGTCATTATAGAATGTAGTACCTAAGATAGGCATGATTCTAAGTTGAGCTTGAGTAGCTAAGTATGGAGTAACATTGTTTACATCTACATTTGCTGTGATGGGTGTGTTATTCTTTAAGTAGGTTTCTGTTATAAAGTATAGCATTATAGTATAGGTGTTTGTGCAATTTGTGTTTTGCTCTTATCTCCACCTGCTACAGGAGGTAAAGATGCTAAGGCTCTAATTTCATTCTCAGTCATAGTCTCAAGTACTTTAGTAGCTACCAAAGGTGATAGACTATTAAGTGCATCATTAGTCTTAGAGGTATCTCCCTCAAGCTCTACTATTGCCTCATTTATAATTTGATAATTATTGATAGTGAAATCTGCATCTATCTTAGCAATGAATAACAGCTCATTAAAGATATCTGCTACCATCTCTCTCAATGGCATTACTACATTTTTCTCAAATATGATGTAAGCCTGCTTAATATCTGAGCCATTACCTAATGAGCCTGTAGTTCTAATTCCCATAAGGATAGGATCAATGGTATGACTAAAGCAAATCTGCTCAGTATTCAGTTGTGACGCCTCTTGAAATAGTTTATCATTACCATTAGTAGGTAGTGACTCAATCTTTGGTAGTTGGTCCTGTGAGTTAGCAAAGAATGCTACAGCTTTACCTGCATTGGCAGCACCTTTAAGCCTGTCGATGGTATTTCTTATCATGTTTTTCTCCTCCTCAGATTGAGGTCTCTTAGGAAACATCATAGCAAAACTAGGAAATACTGAATTTTGGATATTGCTTTTAGCAAAGTAGCTAAGTTCACCTGATAAGAAAGCAAAGTTAAGAGCTGAGGTGTACTGAGGTAATGGATAGTAATCCTGTCCAATACATTCCACTTCATATACAAATAACTGCTCATAGTCTCTACAGGTAGGTGTGTATCTTCTTATCTCCTGTACTCCAATCCTAGATGACCAATCATCACAGATATAGTATCTCTTTCTATCTAAGTTTACTCTAAGTTTCTCAGGTGATAGATTGACTATCTTAGTTAGCTTCATTTTATCATCAAAGCATAGCTTGAAATAAACTCTATTATGTAGAATCAGTTGCTGAGTTACAGCAGGTACTACTTTTCTTATGTTTAATTTTCTCTCTAATGTATATAGCTCTAGCTTATCCTGTGGAGTAAGTCTATCAGCTACTATATTAAATCCACCACCTACAGCTGCATTCACTTTATACCCTACAATAGAGCCATGTAATGGACTAGAGTAGTAGATTTGATTGAGTAGTTCTGGATACAGATTATCCTGACCGAATGGAATATATCCATTAGTCTGATTCCTACCATTTACATAGGGGAGAGTTAAGTTAGCACCTCCTACTTTAAGGAATGGAGTAGAGAATGATTGATATCCCTCTACTATTTCATGCTTTACTGTTTTAAAAAAATCTTTTAATGCCATAATTATTCGTAAATTGATGAGACTATTGGTCCTGATACTACCATCCTGCCCTCTTCAATCACAAACCCTGTAGAGTTTGCAATAGTTGGAGGTGTGATAGTTGACTCATAGATACTATATGTATACTGTCCTTTTACTAATTCCAAATCTACAGGCTCATCTAGCTCAAACTGATTGAATCGTTCAGGATAAGCTGATAGATCAGCAGTGTAGAATGTAATAGGTGCAGACAGCTTGTCCATTTCATTCTGAAAAACAAATAAATAATAGGGATTAGGCAGTGTACTTACCTCAGTGAGAGTAAGGATAATCTGATTGACCTCATCTTTTTTAATGTATATCATATAACTATATTATACTAAGGTCAAAAAATGTTTAAAAAAAAAGCTCTACAATATGCAGAGCTTTAATTATTAACGTGTTAAGATTACGATTGTACAGCAGGTGGAAAGTCTGTTGGATTACCTGTAATCAATGTATCTGTTACTTCAAAAGCCAAGTGCTCAGCTTCCGATAAAAGAGTAATACTGTACTTAGAACCATCAGCTCTGGCTGTGCCTGATCCTTCACCTGTTGCAGTAAGTTGTACATTCTCAAAGTACCAATACTTGT